TGACTGATCTGTGCCATCTTCAAACGCACCATAAGGCACATTGATCCACTTGCCACCACGCGGTCCAAACAGGGCAGCAAACAGTGCTGTCAGCTTGGCAAAGTAGGCTTTGAGGCTGCCAAAGGACTGCGTGAAAAAACCCTGATCGTAGGCAACATCAGGCGCACCAAGGCTTGGTGGTGCTGGTTGCGTGATCTGCTGATCAAGGTTTGTGGCCACGGTTTATGCCACCAAGCCAGGCAAATAGGTAGTCTTGCCAGCCACTTTGGTGGCGGTCAGTTCTTGCTTTTTCAGATTGTTTGGGTCATAGGACACATGAACCCAACCGCTGTCTGGAATGCCTGGCGTGTAAAACTCCAAGATCAACTGCGTGTATTCCAAGTTGTCCATGATCCACTGTGCAAGGTCAGCGTTGGCGACGCCTGGTATCTCAATATCAGCCGCCATGCCCTTGCAATGGTCACTGGTCTTTGACCCGCCAACAGCCGCATTGGACTCAGGACTGCGGTAAGCCGAATTCACCTTCACGCCTTTGCCGTAATGGTCACGCACTGGCTGCAATACCATTTCGCACAGCAGCCGCAGATTCTCTGTCGCCTCTTCATCAGGCGTGTTGTCAAAACCCATCCGCAATGCGGTTTCGGATTTGGTCATCTCATGCAAACTGAAATTGGCTGATAGATTCATTTGGTGTTCCTCAAGGTTTCGTAGGTTTGGATGCAGGTGTTGAGCTTTCGGATGGCGGCATCTCCTTCGGCGGCGATGGCGATAAGAGTTTCAGAAGCCTGTCTGTCAAGTTCGGCTGATGCTGTTCCTGCGTCACCTCCGCTGGGAGTGGCGGTGGATTCGGACACTGGAATGGGGCAGTTGGCTGCCTTAACAGGAATCCGCAGCTTGAGAGCGCCAGAGTCGAGATCAGCACGCAACTTAGTTTCTTTGAGCTTTGCAACATTGTTCGCCTTTCGTAATGTCTCACCATAAGTCTGTGCCACCTTGGCCATTGCCTGCTCAGTCTCTCTCGCCTTGGCATTGAGTGCCGCAATCTCGATTTGCTGTCTCTGGTACTCGGCATCCTTACCCTTGTAGTATCCACCGCCAAAGGCTGAAAGCACCGCCATGACGATACCCAGTAACACCCAAGGATTGAAAAGACTCATGGCTGTGGTGGCTCGTTGTCAGCGTCAGCATCTGCCTTGGCTATCGCCTTAGCACTGGCTGAGACAGCAGAACGGCCTGCAACGCCACCCAGCACGCCAGTGATGAACACCATGATGGTGTTGATCTGCTGTGTGTACACCTTATCAATGGCGGCCATACCGTTCATGGGTTGCGTTACAAATGAAACGCTGTACAGGAACATGGCAACAGAGCCAAGCAAAATCATCGTCAATGAGAAAATGACGATTGCCCAGATTCTGACTTCGATCTCTTCTGCCGTCATACGGCTTGATTTATTCATCACGACTGTTGGCATTACTTCTTCTCCTGTTCAGGTTTGACAAGTTGTTCAGGACAAGTGCCTGTGGCGGTGCAAATAGGTGGTTTGCACTCTGCATTGTCCCAATTCTTTGGGTCTTGGCATGGATATCTAAAACGGTCTTCGCACCCTGTCAAACACAGGATTGTCAGAAAAAGAATTAGGCTTTTTGTCACGCTTGTCCCTTTCAATCTCTCTTCGCAATTTTTCCACTTTTTCGGTCTGCTGTTTCACTTCTTGCTTTTGCTCTAAGGTTTCGAGCAGCATGAATGCCAGCAAGGGCAGCATCAGCGCCACCAAGATCAGTGCCATCACCCAACCCATCACGCTCATTGCAATGTCCTCGCTTGGTTGAGCCACAGCATCCATGTCCACAGGTATGCGATAAAGATTAGGGTCAACACCGCTGCGCCTGCTTGGTAGTTTCTTGACCTTTCCTTTTGGTGTCGTTGCCATCTCAATCTGCGCTCTTTCTGCTCTTGCGCCAATCTAGCTGCTTCTTGTTCAGCGGCAATGACATCCCGCATCTCAAACACCTTGGAATACAACGCGCCCATCTCTGGCGGTGACTGATACACCATGGTTTCCCTGATCGTCTTCTCCAGCTCTGCCATCTGATCCATTGCCATGACTCGCTTTAGTGCAGCCTCCATCTGATTTTGGTCTGGATCGTAGATGTTTTTCGACTTCTCTTCTTCCTCCCTGATATGCGCTGCTAATTGCTCTTGAATCTTGAAAAACTCGGTGAGCTGCTTGACGACATCCACCATGACTTGTGTTTCGTCAACGGCAACGAATTTCTCTTTTTTCTTGGCTTGAGGCTTTGTCGCTGGAGTCGGTTTGGGTTTAGCACCAAATATCTTGGCGATCTTTCCCCAGAAACCGTAGACTTCCTTGGCGATACCCACGGCCTCGTCAACCGTGGACTTAACCTCCATAAATGAGGTCTTTGCTTGCTTGTATAGTTCACAGCCTTCCTTGATTGCGGCAACGCAAGCGTTGGCTGCAAATAGAAGGCTGATCGGATCAATTTACAACCCCAGCATTTTCTTCACAATGTCAGCGGCCACGCCTGGCCCGAACAAGATCGCAGCAATCACGATGTAGAGCTGAATCTCAATCTTCTCCATGCGCTTTTTACCAGACTCCAGCTTATCCTCAATCGACTTATACCGCTGATCGCAAACAGCTTGGTGGATGGCAAACTCTTTCTCAACATTGTCCATCACTGACCCTCAGTAGGCGCTGGTTGTTCCTGTGCCTGTGCCTGTGCCGCTACTGCCGCATCATGTGCCGCTTGTTCTTCAGGTGTGTACTCAACAATGGTGGTTTCACCAGTTTGGACATTTACAACGATTCTGTGTGTCATGGTGTTTCCTTATTCATAGAGGATATTGATACTGCCAGCGTCAAAGGTATCAGTTGGTGGTGATCCAACTGTGGTGATACGAACACGATCAAGTGTTCCTGAAAGTGCAATCGAACCAGAAGATATACTTACTGCCGAGGTATCAGAACGCGCTATTGTTGCGGATTCAACCCAAGTATTTCCAGTTATCAAAGTTAAAACGATATTTCCATATCGAATAGCTGAAGCCGATGCTGTGTCATCTAAAAAAAATCCTGCGGAGTTGACTGCACCTGTAACTCCTGACCCATTTACAGTTTGGTTTGCCGCTCCTAAATATCCTGTTGTGGTAAATGTAGTAGACCCAAGTTGCACTAATATCTTGGATGTTCCACTTGTACTCACCCCATTGAACATCACCGTAATCCGCTTCACCCAACTGGGGATGCCAGTAAAGTCAATGCTTGTACCTGATGTAGAGGCAACCGCAGTGCCAGAGGTAATCCCCAGCACCGCACCTGAGTTGATTGTTACGCTTGCTGAACCGTCTATCGTTGTAGCCACGGCTTACCCCTCGTAAAGAATATTGATTGAACCAGCAGATGGTGTAGTGTCAAATGTGTCTGTTCCGTTAATTGTTGTGACACGAACACGATCAAGCACATCTGAAAGAGTTTTATTCCCAGCAACAGCAAAAGTTGCAGTTCCGCTGTAATACATTGTCCCAGTCGCAACCCATATATTGCTACCAACTGTAAAAAGAGTAACCACACCACTATTTGTAGATGCGGCGGCAGTAACACTCATTGCAACAAAACCAGCAGTTGAAGTGACCAAAGCGCCAACAGCAGAATTTCCAATGTTTGATGTTCCTGATACATACCCTGTATTTTCTATGCCGCCAGAATCACCAACTTGAACTAATATCCCAGATGTTCCGCTTGTAGAAACGCCATTAAAAATAATGCTGATTTTTTTAATCCAGCTTGGTAACCCTGTGAAGTCAATTGATGTCTGACCTGCACAAGTTACAGCAGTGCCTTGCGTAATCCTCTGCATCTGCGCCCGAGACGCATTGCTGTCAGTCCCATAGAACTGTCCGTTGTATTCAAGGTTTCCTGTGGCTGGTGTGCCAATCAGCGTGTCAGAAGTTAAAACAAGTATTGACATGGTTATCCTTCGTACAGAATGTTGACTGTGCCAGCATCGAATGTGTCTGTGCCGTTTGTGCTTGTAATGCGAACACGATCTAAAGTGCCAGAAGTTGTTTTAGTTCCACCGCCTACAAGTCCATAATTGCCAGCAGAATTCATCCCACCTGAGAAACTGTAAACCCATATATTTGAACCAACCAAGGCTATTGTTGCTATACCGTAAACCACATCTGCTGATACAGAGCCACCAGCTCTTATTAAAAAATATGTTGTTGCGGTAGTTGCACCACTACTAGCCGCAACATATCCTGCATAGGAAACATATCCTGTTGTCTCTACTGAACCAGAA